CAGAAACTCTCTCCCCCCCTTCCTTTCTATGCTAGTTAAAAGGGAACAGCCTCAGAGTTCTGGACGTAACCGCCATCGACAGGAGCAAAATCCTCTCGGCTGTCGCTGTATTCAATAAAGTCTACGATCTGAACTGCTGCAAGGTCAGCAGAGATACCAGACTTACCAGCATAGCTCCATTCGTAAGGAATAGCCTTTACATTTACTTTACTACCGTTGGCTACCAGCTTACCATTCCACAGATTATTCTGTGAGTCTTTTACAATAGGTGCTGCACGTTGTGTACCATCCTTACGCAATACCTTACGCTTGATGGTTACAAAGTCACCACGATCATCACCCTTGTTGGCGATGGGCAGACCTGCGCTTTCAATGACTGAGCGATTGTCATCGTCCACCTCTACCTGAATGCTCCACACCGGATCGAACTTGGTGTTCGGCTCAGTGATAGAGGCATAGTGGCACTTACCAGTAATGTAAATAGGATCGTTCATTTCTTTCTCCTTTTAAATACCGCACCATTGCGGCCATGAGTGGGGATCATTCCCCGATGCTGTCTACTACAAAACAACAGCATATATTATACCACACGAATCTGTGGAAGTCAATAGCTTTAGTGTGTTTCTGCCCAATTATTTCCAACTTTATAATCAGAATCTAAATCACATCTGAAGTTGAATACTTTCTGCGTCTGATACATAGCCTCCTTAGTTATCTTAGTGAACCTGTTTATGTCTGGCCTTGCCACTTCAAACTGGTACTCATCGTGTACAGAAGCTACCAGCTTGGCGTCTAGGCCAGACTTTCTTACCCGTTTGTCTATCTCTACAAGCCACTGCTTACAGACAATGGCACCGGCACCCTGAAGCAATGTGTTAAGTGCTGCATGTTCTGATCTAATCATAAGACGCCTACCATCAAGGCCGGGAATACTTCCCTGCTGTGCTGCTTCTTGTATATTAGATCGCAGTGTGCGTAGTGCTGGCATGTTAGCAAGGAACTTGGATATCAGCTTCTGTCCCTTGCCGGGGCCACCGCCCACTATCTTACCAATCTTTGCTGGACCTGCACCGTAGAGAAAAGCATATATAAAAGTCTTTGCCTGATCTCTATTAGAAAGACCTGCTGCACGTTGGTTAGCCGTGTGAACGTCACCTGTAAGAACCTCGTTAGTAAAGTCAGCATTCTTCATGTAATGTGCAAGACATCTAAGCTCAAGTCCGCTGGCATCTGTACCAACAAGCTGATGGGTATCAGGATTAGAGATAGTCCATAGCTCACGACACTCCTGCCCATACGGACTATATACAGCGGGAACCTGTGCCATGTTGGGGCTGTGGTGTGCCATACGTCCTGTAATGGTCTTGAGAGTTAGCACCCTTCCACGAACACGCATGTCCTCACCACACTCTTTGATCCAAGCTTTGAGAAGTCCAGTTCTTTTCTGTAGCAGAAAATACCTGCTAAACATCTGGGCTTCTGGCATATCAATTTTAGAGAGGACATCTTCATTGACAATGACATTGCCTTTATCTGTTAGTTTGTCTGGCTCCCAACCACGCTGCATCAGACGGTCAGCTATCTGCTTTCGGCTGGCAATATTAAATGGTATCTCTTTAGTCTTTGTCTTTAACTCTACAATCGTAGGCTCAAACTCTTCCTCTGCATTACGCTCCAATTCATGTTGCTCGTCCTCAAGTTTGGCAAGTAGTAGCTGTGCTTTCATAAGATCAAAAGCAAAGCCATTATTCTGCTGCCTGTCAACTATGATACGAACGTCACGCTCAAGATCATAACATTGATTAGAAAACTTTTTCTTTTCTTGTTCTAAGTTATGTGCAAGCTTGCGTGTCAACTCTACATCACGCTGACAATATTCCAACATCAAAGGAGAGAACTCACTGAAGTCATGGAAGTCAAGCTTCGCAAAGCCAAGCCTTTCGCCCCACGACTCCAGTGAGTGACCACCCTCTCGCACCGGATTAAATAGCTGCGACTCAAGCAGCGTGTCCCTAACTTGCAGTGGTGTGATAGACGAGCCAGTGAATTTGTTTAGCAGTGGTGCATCAAAGCTAATACCATTGTGCATAATAAACTGGTCAATCTTCTTAGACCACTCGGCAAACTCTTTACACTCATCACCTATCCATTTACGTATCTCGCCTGTCTCATAATGTTGTGCTACTATGCAGTGTATTTTCTTTGCATTAATAGCATCAGTCTCTATGTCCACCACTGCTTTCATTGTTCATATCCACTAGGTATGCATCTGACATTGGAATGTGAAAGAATTGTTCGCCCTTTCTAATGTTACGGTTGGATGCTTCTTTAACTTCTGAGTTCAGCACAGTGTCACCATCAATGAACCATGCCTGTGTGCAATCGTTACGGAAGACCACAAATGTGAGGAGGTCATTATCGCATTCTTTCTTCCATTTGTCAAGTAATCTTTTCTTTCTATGTGGTATTCGTATCTCCTTCCACGTATCAGGCCACGGTGTTCGCCAAGAGTACTTTACCTCTACCTCATAGAGGTGTCGAGGCAGGTCAGGAGACACACTGCTGACGATATCAAAGTAGGTTGTCTCGTTAGTATCTATATTATGATGGTCATTTTGTTTTAACCACGCAACCATAGCATCCTTCGCAGCCTTATCAGCTACATCATACAATGCTTTGTCAAATGTTTTCCTAACCGTCATCTTCTTCCTCCATGAATGGGTTGTCTACCTGCGTCATCCTACCAGTGTTGGAGTCATAATGCAAGTAGCAAGCAACGCCTGTCTCACCAGTGTACCTGTTCTTGAGAATACGAACCGTGGTGGTGTTTGCCTCTACCTCATCCTCTGCCTGTTGGTTACGCTCCAGAGCAAGCACAGCATCAGACAGATGTGCAATAGATGCAGACCCACGCAGATGTGACAAAGTAATCTCACGACCGTCCTCGTGTCCACGATCACCAGCGGGGCGGCGAAGGTGTGATACAAGAAGCAAACCAATCTGCGTCTCCTCAACCAGAGAGCGTAGCTTGGTCATAAGAATGTCGATAGACTTACGCTCATCGCCGTTGTCTTCCTGACCGGACACAAGGATAGAAAGGTGATCAAGAATAATCCACTTGGTATTGAGTGCCTTTGCCATGTACCGCACACGGTTCAGAATCTCATCGTTGTCCATGCTACCAAAGTGATCGAACACATAGAACCTGCCACTACCAAGCGTCTTCTCTTGCCAATCGTCAAGCTGTTCTTGTGTGTACTGATCACGAATCTCTTTGATGTATAGCCGTGCATTAGCTTCGACACTCATGAGATTGAACGCAGTCTGCTTGGTGTTCTCCTCCATAGCAAGGACGCCAATGTTCTCCTCAGTATTGTGCATCAGGTGATACATTAGTTCACGCATGATGCTGGACTTGCCCATCCCTGCGCCAGAGGTGAACGTAAGGAGTTCTCCGGTACGCATACCATAAGTCTTCTCGTTCAGCTTCGGCCATGGATACGGACAGGTCTGGTTGTGCGTCTCCTCGTACAGGCTGCGGCCAAGGTCAGCAAGGTTAATAATACCTGCTGGTGTGTAGGTCTGTGCGTTCCACCATGTCTGTACAAACTTCTCACGCTGACCGATCTTCAGATACTCGTTGGCATCCTTGAGTTCAAGGTTCATAATCTTACACTTGTTAGGCTCAAACAGTTTTGCCACGGCCTGTTGTGCGTCCTTACCTTGCTGGTCATTATCAAAGCAGAGAACCACGGTGTCGAACTTATTGAGATAGTCCAACGCCTGACGGCAGTTCTTCAGCGCAGACTGTGCGCCATTCTTGATGGAAACCACCGGCCACTTCGATCCAAGAAGTTGGTATGCGCTCATGGCATCAAGCTCGCCCTCACATACGGTAATAAACTTACCCGCCTGACCGAATACGTTCTGACCAAACAGCCCCGCCTCGGACAGATTACCCTCTGACCAGAACTGCTTGTCGCTGGTGCGGCGGAACTTTGTGCCGATGTGGTTGCTGTCCTTGTCATAATACTTATACATGTGTTCGGTGATCATGTTGCCATCCTTGGCAACCGATACACCATAACGCTTACATGTTTCCGTCGTGATCTTACGATCAGGTATATCAGAAATAATAAAGTTCTTGGGTTTCTGGTTCATGTTCACGATCTTCTTTGGTGCGGGGGTGTGTTGCATTCGGTTTCCATTCTTGTAGGGTTTGGCGGTATCGCAGCTAAAACATTTCGTACCCCAATCATAGTACGCCAGTGCGTCTGACGAGCCACAGTCGGGACAGGGTTGGTGTGTTTTGTTTTCCATAAACTTCTCCAAATTAATTGAGCCTTAGTAGTTTCGTAGAAACTCTACTACTAAGACTCAATTAAGTTTACCATTTACCTTTGCTGTGTTTGTGTAGTTCAGAAGATATTTCTTTTCGCTGTGCAGCTAACTCCCTCTCCAATGATATCAATGTTTCAATTTTATCCACTCTTTCAAGGCCACGCCATGCTGCCTTGAATGATGTTTCAATCTTGCCTCGTGTCTTTGGTTTATATACTTCAATAAGAACTTCCATATCTTTATCCTTTTTGGATTTCATAAACTCCTCGTGCAGGTTTTTGGGTAAGATACTGAACGAGGCTGGTTCTGTTTCGTAGTTCGTCCTCGGCTTCTTTTTTCGTGCGAAAATTTTGAACAACCACATCACCAAACTCCTTCTTCAATACTAGCTTCCACATAACGCACTCCATGACACAGGGAAAAGTTTATTCATATGAGTATCAATGTCCTTTGCAATCGCTCTTGTTTCTAGCTGTGCATCTTTGGCGTTACGTAACTTGACAACTCTAGCGAAAGCCATAAGTGTACCAGACCAGTACCATTCTGTCAAGAGGCTTTGTGGTAATATTGCTCTGGCTTGTTCGGCACAGACGCCTGTATCTATCATTGCTTTGTAGGCATCAGCGCAGTGACGCTCTGCATCAGCAAACATATGATCCATCACAGACTGTGACGCCACTTTTTTTCTGAGCGAACCCTGCTTGATATCGTCTGACGCTTGTCGCCAGTAGTCAGGCTTCCAGAACTCTGGCTCTGTCTTGATGTAGCGACGACTGACCTCGTTCCAGACCAGACCCACCTGATGCTTCATCAACTGACGTGCCACAAAGACAGGAGCTTTGATCCTGAATTGTGCAGAGGCATGACCAAATGGTGTCCAGTGATTATGCTTTGCCAGATACTGTATCAGTTTGGTGTCTCCGTCTGACAGTTCCTTGCTCTCTTTATTAAAGCTAACTCTTGCTGCGTTGACCACAGATAGATCACTACCCATGTGATCAATCAGTTCAACTGTCATCGTAGGCTTCCTCCCAGATATTATCTATAAAACTTTCTTTGTCATCCATTATTTCGTCAGCCTCTAGTCGGGCCAGACGCTTGGCCTCCTTGTCGTTGTAGCCTTCAGACTTGTACTGTCCCACCAGTGAACGGAAGAGTTCTTTCCGCTCTTTCTGCCAAAGGTTTCTACTCATTAGTCTAAATCCTCTAGGTCTTTAAAAAATTGTTCTCTATCATTAACGCTATTAACATTATATCCTGACTCTTTCATTAGCTGCCAGACTTCTGTAGAATATCCAAGACTTTTTCTTAGAACGTCTTCTTTCTGTAGACGGTGCCAATCAAAGTCGTAAACTTTTGTCATCGTGTTCCACCCATTTGGTGTTTGCCTCTGTTTGTTTTGCTTTGGCTAACTCTTCTCTTAGTTCTTTAATAGTATTTTCCTGCTCTCTAACTATTCCTTTCAGTTGTTTAACATGAGTGTTAAGGGTTTCCCAAGCAGACTGTAGTTGTTTTTCAGGCACATTATACTCCTATCAGTTACGAGTGTCAACATAAAATATGTGGCTACCAACCTGACCTAACACCATGAAGTCTTCATCGACTGACCAGTACGGTGTGACATAGGCAGCATGATAGTGCGTGGCACCTGCTGTCTGACTGAGAACAGCACCCTGTAAGGCAAGCTCCGCTGCGCTAACGGACTCCTGATATGCACCAACATTAGCTATAGTTTCAGGCTTACCGTCACACCAGTACGAGAACTGGCACTTGTTTCGTATTGGTTTACCTTTCCACTTCTTACTTTGATGTACTACATCACAGATATTATCTGGATAACGGTGCGACTCAACCCTTGTAAGGATAACATTAGCCACAGCAAGCTGCGCAACAAAGGATTCTGAACGTGCTTCAAAGTATACTGCTTCAGCAAGACATGATAACTCGTCAGCCTTGGCAGTAATACTTTTAACACTTACTAAAAAGATAGCCAATAAAACAATCATAATAAACTTCATTGTAACTTCTCTATCTTTATATTAAAGGGAAAGCCAGTAGATAATTCACGAATACCATGACACATCAGATAAGCAACAGCATCTTCATAGTGTTCAAAGACATATAGCTTTTCTTTCTCTTCATCTATCATAGCATCAAAGTTATCTATATCTAAGACAACATCATCTTCTGACTGAGTTATAATATACATTACATTACTCCTGAAAATAATATATCAATAAGTATTCTTATAAAATCTAGGTTCATCGTCCTTGTCCCCTATATTTTTTCCAGTTAAGTTTCTTGTGTTTGTTTTTGGGACGGGATAAATTTCCCGCCCCTATTGATGTACGCTTCTTGATCCGATGCAGTGTCGGGTCGTACTTGTTGTCTGTCTTCTTAGACATTTTCAAGTTCTTTCCAGTAGGTTGAATCCATCATCTTCCGCACTTTTTCTTCACGAATAACTCTAGTATTTTCTTTTGGTACGTGCGTAGACCATGCCGTAGCAGCCTGATACGCAGTCCAGAGTGTACCTTCGGTGCGCTCTCCGTACTTCTCATAGTTACCACGCCCAATCAAGTGGCGGTTCTCTTCGTCAAAGGTCTTCATCAGGTTGGACAGCATCACCTTGTTAGGCACCTGTGTTTTGGTCACGTTATCAAGACGCTTTGCCAGTGTGCTGCTAAACAGTTTAATAGCCTCACCTCTGGACACAGGAGTATTGTACCAACCACGCATCTTATTTATACCAGCGTTCGCAATGTAGTCTGATGCTGCCCTGATCTTACCAGCAAAGCTAGGCACAGAGAAGTTCTTGGAGTGACGACCATAGACATACGCCAGCTTGTTGCCATCAACCAGAGTATTATAACACGCAGCACGAAAGAAACCCATCATGCCGTTGTTAGCCCATGTCCTGTTGTGGCTGGTGCGGAACTTGAACTGTGGCGTGACCGTATCATTCCTTCCATCTATGGTTGCAGCTTCGGCATTGAACTTGGCAGTAAGTTCTAGCTGTTCGCCGTTGCCAATCACATTGGTTTGGAACTCGGCCTCATCAAGATTAATACCCGACATACTGATAGCTTCTTCAAGGTTCTCCACGATATCAAGATATTGTACAGGCTCATAGCTATCAGACACAATAGCTATGGGTTGCTTAGTATCAACACGTCGAAGACCAACACCCAATGAGGGGTCAATCTTCCCCCCGTCAATGCCTCCAAAGTTAGGGTTGAACGCACCAAGGTCAAACTTCTCTACACGAAAGTTAAGTACATCATGGTTAAACATTTTGGTTCTCTTTCATCTTTAGGTTGAAACGAATTTGGTGTAGTTGTTGAATACACTGTGACAATTTGTCACTATCTTTGAGTTTTACTAAACCATTTAATTGTAGCTGGCTTAGTATCTCTAGTGTCTCCTCTATTGCTTCAAGAGTGTTCATCGCCCCAATCCCTGTATCCATCTGTTACAGATTGAAGCTCATGTTCTAGCCATCCATTGAGTTCTTCAATATCAATCTCCTCTGGCTTTGTATCAAAGGCAATAAGTTCCATGTACTCCTCTACCATTGGACGGCACCATTCGTCACCGCCATAGTTAAGAAACTTCTGGACATCTTCGATGTCTTTGAACTCAGGAACATTCATGTTACTCTCCTCCAAGTTGAATATCTTTTAATGTATACTCTGCAAGTATACCATTAAACGTATTAGAAATCAAGCACAATCCGTTTAGCACGGACGGTGCATTAGTCATAGTAAAAACCATAGCCGCCATCAGGGATTGCTCGGCTATTTCCAGATCGTCTTTGTCCTCCTGTTGTAGCAGTGTTAGTTCGCTGTAGACTTGATCGAATACTTTCATTTCCATATTCTTGTTCCTCTATTATATCATACCATGCGTTCATTTATAATAATCCAATGTTAGTTCCTCATCTTCTATGATATCTTGAAGAGTGAACAGGTTATAAATCTCACAGTCATCCCAATCGTGAACCTTTCGTAGCTCACAGTTAGGTTTTTCTGTGTGGTTTAGGTAGCCACCGATGGGTGTTCTAATCAGACCATAGAACATGGGTACGTTGATATGTGTCGCACCCAAGTCTGTCTCTGCCGGGATGTCCATCGTGGAAAACACGCCCAGCCCCTCTATATCGCTTTCTCCTATCGTTATCTCTTCTGGTAAGGGCTTGTAATAAAAGGGATTATAGTCAGGCAGTATCATCTTTATTTACCTCAAAAAATGGATCAAATACAACTAAGGTATGTCTATATTCTTTAGCAGCCTTTTTAGTTTTGTGGTATGTAATTTGTCCATCAGAGTGTTGGACTTTCCATTTTCTACCCTCTTTAGAGATAATTCTAAAACGCTCATTCATTATGCTGCTCCTTTCATTTCACAAGCCATGCCAATCGTATACCAGATTGGCTCCGGTGTGAAGTTCCAACGTGCCATGTATGACTTCTCTCTAATGTAGTAGTTACGATAACCCATGATGGAATCGCCCTCTATCTTACAGTAGTCAGGCATACACTGTGGCGGTTCGGTTAAGCCTGTCTCAATGCCTTGAAAGCCTTCGTTCAAAGAGCTTGGCAATACATATAAATAGTCGCCCAACCTGACTTGACTGCCGTGTATTTTATCATACCGTTTGGTGTACTCCTTACATAGTTCCTGAAACAATTTATTCAACCAGAAATAATTACCTGCCGACTCTCTGGCCCACACAGCAGACGGGTGGTTCTTGTGCGTTGCTTTATATAAACCTATACGATCTGCCCACTCGTCACCGTCCAGTACACGATGTGCTGTGCTTAGTAGCTGTGCATATTCCAAGATCATCTTGACTACGTGCTTGTCACAGTGCATCTCAGCGCACCTCTTTGGGTCTTTGTCTAGATAGAATATGTTCATTCTTCAGTCTCCGGTTTTGTTGGTGGCTTGTCGGCGAAGTAGGTTTCTTGTATCCACTTATAGTGTTCCGGTGTTCCCGGTTTCGGTGGCTTTACCATGCCCGGCATGTTCATATCATACAAGTCTACTTGTCTCTTTAGCCAATCATAGTTTTCTTTACTCATTAGTTATCTCCGGTTTAACGTCCTTCTTCTTATTGGGAAGGATACGGTTACGATATAGGTATTGTTCTAATACCTTTGCATGGGGGTTGCGCTTCACTCCATGTCCACGCTTGGACTTCCCCAACCTTTGCTTTTCTTTTCTTGCCATTCTTTACACCCCTCTACGTATGCCTCATATCTGGCATCACGTTTCTCTCTATCATACCACCAGTCTGGCATCACATTGTAGGATAGCTGTTGTAGCTGGTCCCATTCATATTTAGATAACATAGACCTGATCCTTTTTCAGCCATTCCAGTTGAAGCATAGCTATATCATATGCCTGTGCTGGTGTCAAGTTTTGCAAAGAATATATCGTGTGGGTAAGACCAGATTTTTCACCCGTAGTCTTAATCTTCTTACGAGTTCTGGTGTCCCACGATATCTTCCACTTGTCACCACCAAGTTCTATCTCTACAAAATCAACCGTTGTCATGCTCTACCTCCAAATTAGGTGTGAAGCCTTTGTCTGTGAACAAAGTTAATTCAAAGTCTTTGTTAGCTTGATCCGTGACAGTCACAACTATGGTTTTAAACTCATCAAAGTCTACTGATTTTACTTTGATATTATTTACGTCATGTATTCTAAGTCCGTTCATTAGTTCATCTCCAGCCATTCTGATTCAGTTCTACGTGCAGCTTCTCTGTAGGTTTCAAGGTCGCCTTTCGGCCACCCATCCAACTCCAGATACTCCACCCACATATCAAAGATATTTTCTTTCAGCATTTCGTTTTCATGGTTACTCATTTATCTTCACCTCCGACTCAGTTTCTATCCACACTTTAGCGCCACAACTCAGCGGCTTGTCAGGACTATATACTATTTTGCATGGTCCGTCAACATAAACTTCGTGAGCGTAGTTATTATCTTTGTATGTCTTCACGGTTATCACTGGCTCACGTTCGCCACTTTTGGCATTGCTTTTGATAACGTGTTGGTTTATGTGGATAACTTTCTTCATGTCGATCTCCTATAATTAATAGGCGTTATACAGTATCGTAAGATACTCTACTGTATAACACCTATTAAGTTAGCTATCATTTGTCCATGATTCGCATTATCTCATTGTACATATCCACACGCTTCGCCAGCATATTAAACTGGTGACGGGTATGGCATAAGTTATTGAGAAACTTATCAAAATTGAAACACTTCACTGCCAGAGCTTGAAGCAAAGCCTCTTGAAACTGTTGCTTGCGTAGTGTCCTGCGAGTTAGTGGACGGTACAGGGAGGCATGTTCAAGCCTACGCAGCTTTGACAAAGTATCTTCAACGTGGTTACGATTAAGTGGCCCAAACGGTAGGCGTCCTTCCTTGAACTCTTTGTTGCCACCATCCTTTGTAGAAAAATGTCTTGATGTTTGGCCGTTGAAGATGGCAATCAGGACACCATGCGTTACGTTGTTTGCATCATAATACTCAAGATACCTTTTGTATACATCTGAAACCGCCGGATCATCCTCCTGCGTTGCCCAGTATTTAGCAAAGTTTGCCAGCGTCCAATTACTTTTGTTGGTGTTAAGGGCAATGGCAATGGCTCCAGCATCTTCGTCCTCCACCATGATAACATACTTGGTGATTTGAAGTGTGGTTGCCGCCTTATCACGATGCTGACCATCAATGATACGCCCATCTTTTGTTATTATAATTGGAATACAATTCAGAAAGTTTCGTTTCTCCATGCTTTCAGCAATGCGTTGTACGTTTAACGGCTTTATATCTCTGTTACCTTGAATTTTTCCAAGGTCATCGTAGCCTTCGTCACCGGGATTTAGTGCATAGATAACATTAACTTGCTGGCTTTTCTTAAATTTAAACATTAGTCTGGTCCTTTGGTTTAGGTTGATTTAGTTACTAGCTACTACTGACGCTTTCTTTTTACTTGTACCGTGAGCGGGGAAGCCCACTACTACATTGCGATCCCACTTCTCACATAACATGCATGACGCACATGACACGTCCTCTTTGTAAGTAGCAGGACATACCACAACCTTCCTACCTTTAGGTGTAACAGTGTTGGTTGTCTGCTCTATCGGCAGTACAGTTGCCACCGGAGCTATGTCAAGATCGCATAGCTGGTCTGCATGTTCAAGATTATTAGCCGACACATTAACAGTGAAGCCTAAGTGGTTCATCATATTGACAGTTATGGCGTTCTGGAAGTTGTCCAATACGTCATAGTGTGTGTATGTAAACCCACGCTTGCCCTCATTAGCTTTGGCAAGTTCCACGCACTTGGTACTGTCAAGGTCTTTTGTATCGCCCGGCAGATCACCAGCTTGATTGTGTCGCCACTTGCTACCAGCGGGCAGGTCTTTGATCTTGCCAAGAAATGTAGGCCAATCGTCACCACGCTCACCCTTGGTGACTTTATCCCAATGTAGTTTCAATGGTCCACTATCTGCATAGCAGCCATTACCTTTGAAGGGACAAGAAGTAGGACAAGTTGTCGCAGTGCTGGTAGTAACCGCCATTGGCCCTACCTTGCTGTTCTTTGATTTAGGCGTAATGTGAAACATTTAGTCCTCCGATATTAGTGCAAAAATTTGTTCCAGTGTAAGGGTTTCACCCGTTTCACCGTTGGTTAGTGAAAAATCTGGATTATTACCACACTTTTCACAAAACTCAAACCAATCCTCTCCAAGTACCATTATTTTTGTACCGTGAGGATAGTTTTCCGTCGCAACGGGGCGACGAGTATCACAAAAGCCACAGTGATTAGCCATCGTTTTTCTCCATAGTTTGCACATAAGATAGGGAGCCTGCGACATAGTGTCGCCACAAGCACCCCATCTCTGTATAAACTACGCAGCTTTCGCTACAAGTTCCGCTACAGCACGAGCGGTGCGTTCTTTTGACTTGAGAACCTTGAGCAACTGCCTAGCAATCACCCGTTGATGGTCCCGCATACGTCCACCTTCGACAGACTTACGATGCCGTGCAAGCTTCGCTACAGCCTTGTCGAACTTGCCCCATGAACCGATAGGGACAATCTCTTCGATCAGCTTTTCAAGCTTGGGATCGGCATAAAGATTGTACTTGCCACGGCGTTCGGTGTGCTGAATTGCAGGAGTTGTCATAGTATTTTTCCTTGTGTAGAAGAGATAAAATGCAAGGCTTCTAATGAGGGTGCCTTGCCAACCCACCAGCGTCTTAATTTTATAGCCGTTTGCTGGCTTAACCACGTTTATACTCGTTCGGCTTGGTCAGACTAAGCCCCGACCATTGCTGGATCGACGGCCATAGCCTCATCTTCTTTAACAGCTTTAGCTGGCTTGAGAGCTTTGGCTATGATCTTGTTAGCCCTTTTGTGGGCCGCTTCCAGCTTGGCTTCGACCTGTTCAGGACTGTCACCGGCAGGGATGCTGGACGTGGTGCGGATATTTTCCGGCAGCTTGTCAGCGTTTCGGATGACTTTGAAGTTCCCATTGGGGTGTTCAACCATGATCGGAACTCCTGCCTTATCGGCTTTATTAAATAGGTCTTTGCCTTTGGGAAGTTCCACCCATTCATTGCCTACGAAAGTTTTCATTGTCGCCATGATATTCTCCATTGGTTGGCGGTTTCGGCAAAATTGCCATAGTTTAATTAACGTCTTACAGTATCGTAAGATACTCTACTGTAAGACATTAATTAAGTTAGTCGCAGCCTTCAGTGAGCCAAGCGCAAAACGCTATGAACACAAAAGGCAATGCCCAAAGTATCGGGAATGTATCCCAGCCTTTAAACATGAACCCGTACATGCCCACCAGAACGGCGGGAAACGTCAATAATAAAGATACGTTTCTGATCTTCTCAAACATACCAATCTTCCTC